TTTCATGTATTTGATGGCTTGCTTGTTGCCCTGCAACTCTGCCCCAACGATTGCGTTTGCTTGGATGAAGCGAAGGTCCATCAAGAATTTATTCATGTCGTGCCAGTCTTGTGTTGTCATTTGGTGACCTCCCTTATTGCTTTCTCGATCAAGCCCGAAAATTCCACCCACTCATCTAGCGTGAACAGGCTCATGTGAAAGTCGCCAATCTGGGCTTCGTCAGGGTCTCTTGTTTCGTTTGGTTTGTGGTCTGGTGCTGTCACTGTTGTGATGTGCAAGCCATCCATTTCGATGGTGACTTCTGTGGTTTTCATTTGGAATGTGCTCATGATGCGTACCCCGTTACCAATACATGGTTCTTTGCTTCTTCCAATGCGCCGACAAGTTCAAGTCGGTTCTCGACCTTGGAGCATTTGATTTTGAATTGCCCCGTCCCCCGGTGGAACATCAGCACAATGACAGCATCAGGCTCCTCGTCAGCGGCCTCGTTCAGTGTGGCCTTGGCCGCTACTTTGTACTCATCAAATGTCAGTGATTTCAGTTTGCTCATTTAGTTTCTCCTCTTGCTCGGATAGTTGCGGCTTTACTACGAACATATGCGATTGCGGTGCTCGGCTCCATCTCTCGCTCCATATCTTCTGCCATTTCATCCAACACCTTCGCACACGCCTCACGCTCGTCAGCACGGACAAGATTGGCAAAGCGGTGCAACGCAACAGCAACGTGGCTGTCGCTAGGAAAAGGAATGTGATACAACAATCCAGCCTCACGCGCCATCTCAATCACTGTTTTCATGCGAACCTCCAGCCACAACGTAGGTGTAAACAGCCTGTGCAATCAGCACGGCGATCAGTGCGTAGATCATTGTTGCTCCTTAATTGCGTAGTCGTGAAATATTGCCCCCTTGCTTGCGTCACCCACCTTGCAGGACTTGACCCAGACGTTCTTTCCCGTTTTTAGCCTCCTCAGATGGCCCCTGCGCTCATGCAGGCGGGGTGATGCGTGTGTACCCCCTTTGGGGTCTTGGCGGGGCTTGGATGGCTCAATCCACACCGTCGTCCAGTCGTAAGTCGGCAGCTTGCCCTGCTGCACCTTACGGCGGTTGGTGAAGGTGTCCCGCATAGATGGGATGTAAGCCTCAATGCGCTGGTCCATGGCGCTGTACCAAACACCAATCTGCGCCAGCATGATCTCAGCCAGTTCCCTGTCTATCGGCTCATCATCACTGACTGCGCCGTAACGGATGTTGTCATCCTCAATAAAGTAGAACATCGCAGGGATGGGGCGCAGCTTTGTGCCGCTTGGGCCTTTCCACATAGACACCGTGATGCCCTCATCAGGGTCGGTCCCTGCTACGAGCATCAGAACCTCATAGCTTGGGTGGCTGCGAGTCTTTCCCCTCCAAGTGACAAAACATTTGTCGAATGGTGGGCGATGCGTCATCACAGGTTCAAGGTTGGCGCGTTGCTTGTCAGTGAACGCACCAGACAGGTCAAACCATTTGATGTCCACAATGTCCACGCCAGCATCAGCCATCAGCTTCATAGAGTCACGAACAAGTTGAGTGGTCATGTGTTCTTTCTCCTTGATGCGTCTTCGATGGCTTTCATTAAATCTTCGTCGTCATGCGATGGGTCGCCCCACCCTATGATTTCTCGCCACAGATTGTTGCGCTCTTTATCAGTCAGCCCAACCCATGTGCGCTGTGCGTCCAGCGCTTTGTTCGCCATCTCAAGCGCGTTCTTCAAGCGGTGCAACTCAAGCTCAACGTCCTTGAGTTTTTCGATGGCCTCAAATGTTTTGGTGTTCATGCGCTCTCCTGCGTTTCTTCGTTTACGGGCCAGAGGTAATTGGCGTTGCGCAAAATGTCGTCAGCCAATTTACGGGCCAAGTTCTCGTTGAGAATAAAGTGACCCATGCTGTCAATGCGGACGACCACTCCTTGGCCTAACCCTTCTTCGTAACTTGAAATACCAACGGCGATGTAGTCGCTGCTGAACTTTTTCATGTGTTGCTCCTTGCTCGGATGGCCTCGGCGCAATCAAGAGTTGCGACTTCCCAAATTGATGCGTCGCTTCGCGCTACATCCGGTGGAAGGGGCAAGTCATCACACACCATCGCACACGCCTCACGCTCGTCAGCCCTCTCCTGCTCCAGCCGCCCTTTGAACCATCCGGCAATGAAGTCAAAGAACACCTTGGCACTCTCGTCTGCATCGCCAGTGAACACCATCACTGGCCCGTTGAAGTCCAGCACACCGATTTGTTTTCCATCATGGTGAAATGTCATGTTGTAGTTTGGCTTCATTTCAAGTAGGGTGATTGGTAATTCCGATGACTGCTTGAATGTGTATGTGGGTAGCTCTTCAGGGCACTGGCAAGTTGATGCTGTGCCAAGCTCCCAGCGCTCTCCGCATTTCCAACATTGTCCGTAAAACATTATGTGTTCCTTTCTTTGAGTTTGGCTTCGATGGCTTTGGCAAACTTGGCAATATCCTTAGCCAAGGTTGGCTCCTCTGCCGGATGAAACGGCCAGAACTTTTGGTATTCCAGCCAAATGGCCTCATCACTCAACCCAACCCATGTGCGCTGTGCTGGCGCGGTGTAGGTGCACTGCTGGGTATAGAGTTTGTGTTTGCCGACTGGAAGCGACATGTAGTCAAGCCGCCAGTCCTTGCCGAACACTTCGATGATTGCCCCGCATTTCGGCTCCTGCTGTGCTGGCTGCTCTGCCAGTGCTTCTCGCAGGGCGGCGTAGGCTGTGTCCACTAGTTTTTCGTCATACCACTGGCGGCCTCCATCGGTTATGTGGGCCGCACCACACGATTCCAACGCCTCTAGCGCCAGCTTCATTGCTTCTTTGCTCATACGTCTTCTCCTGAAATCTTCAGTGCGTCATCAGTAATCTGTTGGACATACCGCAGTACATCTTCGAGATCAGATTTGTGAGTGAAGCGTTTGTTTACACGTTGCTTTATCTGCCACAGTGTGTCAAACGCTTCATCTGCGTGGATTGCTCTACGGCACTTCTCAGTATCCTGTGGATAGTTGAACTCGAGTACGGCCTTCATACGCTGCTCCATTTAAACGCATAAGCAGTCTTGCCTTGCGCCATGTTTTTGTTACGTCCGTCTTCGATGCGTCGAGCCATTTAAATTTTGGGCTCGTGATACTCCTCGTTGGAATCACCATCGTCGGATTCTGATTGCTCAACTTCTCGCTTGTCCATGTGTCCATGATATTGCTCCGTTATCCAAAATCCTGCGTGATTGACCAGCATCCCAAGAGCCGTCATTTCTTCCGGTGTCCTGCAACGGCGGTTGACGCCGTGCTCTCCTGTGCGATGCATATCAAACGCAGAGTTGCTGTTGAAGTACTGTTTACATGCTTGGCATTGATTACGATTGCCCGTCAGCTTCATGATCAACCCCCTCTCGCATCAGGCCCTTGCTGACCTCTTGTTCCACCAACTCAAAGAAGGAGAGCCCTGAGGGGAATCGCATCTGAGCCGCCTCGATACCGCCAACGATCTTGATGGCCTTCAGAAGCCCCTCGTTGAAACCGCTGGTGTACTGATTGCCAGAAGACAGCCGAGCATCAATGCCCTCCCGCACAATCTGAGTCATCGGCATCTTGTGGGCCTTGGAAAAGCGCTTGAGTCTGACGATGTCCTTGGGCTCAAGGTATGTCATGAATGGTTTGTAGTTTGTTGAGAATGTCATTTTCTTTCCCTTAAAACGGATCGTCTGGCCATTTGTATGTTTCGTATTCCTTGACCAGATCGTCAAAGATTTGCTTGGCCACTTCATTGCCGTGCAGCTCGGTGCGGCTTTCGACGCCGCATCGTTTACACAGCTCTACCGCTGCCTCGTTTTCCGTGTTGACCTCGAGGAAGTCATGGAACTTGGGTTCTTTGCAGAGCATCCCTGCCTTCTGAACCCTGTTGTTGTACGGGGTAGCGGACTCGTCATCTTGAATCCGCACCAGCGCACAACCGTATCTCGCCCCAACGAAGTCACGCAGAATCTCTTCTGGGCACTCGTCAGGGTGGATTGCCAGCGTCAAGACAAAACCTGTGCGGTCTTGTTTCAACGCCACCTTTCGTGCTTCAAACTGAAGTGCCATTTGGGTTTGCCTCGGTCAATACATCACGGATGTACTGGTCGATGATTCCTTGAAGGACGGCGGTGCGGGTTGTCTTTCTGCCCGATGCCAGCGCAGAGATGACCCAGTAGTGGGGCTGGGTAACACCCACCGCAAAACCCTCTGTCTTGCTCTTGGGGACAAGAAGCGCCTCTGGTTTCTTTTCCTTTGGCTTCTTCTCCTTTTTTGGAGATGGCCCCAAGACTTGGTAGACATACGGCTTGGATGTTCCAGCGGCCTCAGCGATCTCCTTCACAGAAGCATTTGGGTTTGCGGTTTTGTAGTCGCGAATTTTTTGCGAGATCGAGAAATTTGAATTGTTCTCCTGCGGGATTTCGGAGATGTTCAACTCGGCAGTTTTTTCGGGTGCTGGGATTGTTTTCAAAAAATCTAACATGGTGCTCTCCTCAGAATGGGACATCGTCATCGCCAAAGTCATCTTCTTGGCGGGTCTCTTGGCGGGTGTAGCCGCCGCTCTTTTGCTCTGGGACAAAGCGGTCAACAGAGATCGACAGGTATGTCTTGCCCTGCTTGTCCACCTTCTTCCAACCAGAGAGCTTGACAACCGTCAGGCCGTCCTCGTTCTTGATGTTGGTCATGTCCTTGAGGTTGATGGCAATGTTGCCCCAGTAGTCGGGTGACTTTGGCCCCTTCTTGGAGGTCGAGGCACGAAGGGAGCCCGAGTCAGGGAAGGGCTTGTATTCAGTCTTTGGTTGGTAGGCCATTATTTATTCTCCGAAAGTTGCTTCTTCAGTTCTGCGAAGCGATTGCGAACCCGGTCGTAAAGATCGGGGTGACTTACTTTGAGCCCATCAAGCTGAGCCTGATTGGCCTTCCAGTAACTGTTTAAACCTTTGACGTCAGTGCAATGGTTTGTGTATGTCATCATTCCTTCAGCAAACAACTCTGCGTTTGCATCTGCCTGTCCAGTGTTGACCTGAACATCTGCCATCGCAGTGCCGTCTGGAGTCACGGCCTTGACGATTACAGGCTCTACTGCGTTGTCCTCTGGCAAATCCTCACCCGCATAGATATACAGGCCCAATCCGTGTAGCGCCAAGCCCTTGGTCATGCATCGCATGATGGAGGTGTTGACCTGAAAGGAGTCAGGGTTCTGGATCGGTTGGTTGCGGTGGTTCATCACCGGGAGGAAGCATGTCATTGGCTTGCCAAACATGGTGACGGTGACCCACACCATGCCCGTGCCGTTTACATCCATGTACGGCTTGCCGTCAAAGGTCTGCACTTCAAACGTGGCGGCAGGGTCGGCCTTCAAAGCTTCTGCCCATGCCCATGCCCATGACAGGTAGGACAGGTTTTGCTTCTTCTCAACGTGGTCGTTGACGTTCAGCTTCAACAGGTCAAGCTGGGACATTGAGTTCTCCTTGGTATTGGGAGCACCACTGGGCAACTCCGCAGAAGTTTCCGACACAGCGGCGGGGCTCTCCGAGTCTTGTTTCGACATATCCTTTTTCCTTCTCTGCCAACTCTGTGGCTTCTTCGATGGTTTTAAACACACGGATGGCAGTCTTCCTGCCTTCCCTCTTCACAGCGAATGTCGTTTCCGACATCCAGCGTTCCTCGTTGGAGCAGTTCTGAAGTTCCTCTTCAAAGTCGGCTCGCATCTTTGCTTCACGGTGCATCTCAAGACGCTCCCGGATATACATCTCAGTCTTCACGCTGTCCCACATGGGGACATCCACCACGCAGATGGGGGAGGCGGGGTAGCCTTCCTTACGGTCATGCCTGTTGAAGTCCCTGACCAATGCGCAAATCTTCAGGCCCACAACCTTGCGTTGCTTGACGGTCTCGACCAGCCACTTGTAAATGTTGAGTTGCTCAGTCCACTCTTCCTTCTCTTGCATGACTGCCCATGCGGAGGTGAACTTGTAGTCGTGGATGATGATTCCACCCTCTGCCTCTTCTTGCAAATCGATTGCGCCGCTGATCGTGACTCCAGCCACCTCGGCAAAGATGCGCTCCTCCTTGATCCACCCCGGCGTCTCGCCACGCTCCATCACCACATGGAGGGCAGACCCCAAGAGAGTCCACATCATGTCGCTGACGTCTTGCTTGATCTGGTCGTTGTACTTCTCCCGCATCCTGCGAATCTTGGGGGGAGACATGATCTCGGTGACGCTGTACTGAGCCTCACCCTTACTGTAGTATTCCCGCTTTGCGAGGGTTACCAGAGGTTCTGGTAGATTGTGAACGTTCGTAACTTGCATCTTAACTCCGGAGGTTTGTATGACTGACATCTGCAATGATAGTGATGATACAACAGAATTGCAATCCCTTGCACAAATTATTTTTGGTGAGCCAGCATCAAAAGCCAACAGCCGAAGGGTTGTGAAGTTCGGGTCAATGTCCCGGCTCATCAAAAGCCAGAAGGCGCTGAACTATTCGGAGATGTTTAAACAACAGTGCAAGCGCCTGCCATACCTGATGACGGGAGACTTGAGAGTTACTCTCTGGATTTACTACGCAAGCCGTAGACCCGACTTGGATGAGTCCCTGATCCTCGATCTGATGCAGGGGCTGATCTACGAGAACGACCGACAGGTCAAGGAGCGCCATGCGTACTGGGGGCTTGACCCAGAGAACCCAAGGGCAGAGATACTTATAGAGAGGATCGAAGAGATCGCCCCCAAAAAGAAACCCCAGCGCAAGGGCCGGGGTTAAAGGAGAAGCAACTGCAAGGGGGAGAAACCCTGCGCCGCCAGTGTAAACGAAATGCAGGCCGCGTGCGTGCAGGCTCACCGCGTGAGCTACTGCGTTTAAACATGCGTTGATTTGTATTGGGGCGCATTGGGGCACGTTGATTTGCTCTAAGGGTTTATCCCTAAGAACGTTCGCAATCTCTTCTTGCAAGCTCCAATAAGCTGTGATACAGTTTGTCCTGCTAGGTGTGGAAACCAAGCGAAGTGAAAGCCGTTAGATAAGACTCCGACCCCGTATGGGGTAGCGTCCTCCACAAGGGGATGTTTTTCCACCGGGGTCTTTTCTAACGGCTTTTTTTCGTCTGTACTTTCCACGCCCCGCCGTACTCCGCACGACAGCAGGGGCCGCAAGTGGGGCCGCTCGGAAGAAAACCGCGACACGGTATGACCTATGGTCTAGGGGGCAGTTCCCGAAGAATCCGTGCGGCTGGTCGCATCATCAAGCCGAGGGTATACGGACAATCCGTAACATGATGATCCTGCTTTGCAGGGGTGGAACCTTCCCCTTCTCCTCACATCCCGTGGGGTAGGGGGTCTTTGGGTGGAAATTATCCATCCGGCGGAGGAGAGATGGAAAGCATCGAATACTACAAGGCTGTTGCGCAAGAGTTGCGGGAGCATCTGGATTACAGGAAGAGGAAGCCACTCCTGTGGCTAACCAAACAGGAGGCTTCATTGCTCCTCTCCGCAAACAGGCAGTGGGGAATTGATGAAAACAAATTCCGAGCGATTTACAGGGAGATACAGAAAAAGGTGACAGAGATCAACCGCAGAGAGAACCAACCAACCAAGGAAACTTTATGAGAGAAGAACGCATTTACTTTGTCGGCACATCGGATAACAATATCCGTCTGGTCAGGGCATCTTCACGGCAACAGGCCTTGATGCATGTCGCACACACATCGTTTGTTGTACGCAAGGCAAGTCAGGATGACTTGGTTTCTGCGTTGACCAGCGGTGTCACGGTGGAAAGCTACCGTGCGCCAGAACAAACTGAACTCAACTTGGAGAACTGATATGAAGAAGATCATCGTAGCCCTTACCCTCGCCGCAACAGCCACCCTGACTTGGGCGGCTTGCTCGACCAGCTCGTTTACAGCAAACGGCAGAACCGTTTATTGCTCGACCTGCTGCTACGGCAACAACTGCACGACCAACTGCTATTGATTGACGGGCCGAAAGCGGATGCTGCGGTGACGCATGGCCCATAGCCATGAAGGTTGCAGTGCAGCGAGTAGGCCCAACCATCGCCCCTCTCATTTAGGAAGCAACATGCGAGACTACAAACAAGAATACGCCAACTACGATGGCACACCCGAGGTTAAGAAGAAGAGAGCGCAGAGAAACAAAGCCCGAAGAATGCTGGAGCGTGAAGGGATCGTGAAGAAGGGTGACGGCAAGGATGTCGATCACATGACCCCTCTCAGTAAAGGCGGCACAACTGCCCGCAGTAACCTTAAGGCCAAGCCCGCATCGGCCAATCGCTCGTTTAAACGCACATCCACCGGGGCCATCAAATGATCGAAGCGCTCGTAGCGGATACATACTTCAATGATTCGACACGGGTGATCTGCCCCTTCTGCACTCCAGACCGCAGAAAACAAAACGTCAAGGACATGACCCTCACCCGCAAGAGTGACGGGGCCGTTGTCTATCACTGCCATCACTGCTATGCATCGGGTTCAGTGCAACCCAAGGAGAACAAATTGTCAGCAGTCCCTGCCGCAACAATCGTCAACAACAGGCTCACCCATCAACATTACCAGTGGCTCAAGTCACGGGGCATATCGGAGATCACAGCAGATGCCATGCGTCTGTTCTCAGCGGAAAAGTTCTTCTCCCGACTCAGCAAACCAACACAGGCCATTGGCTTCCCTTACTACCGCAGTGGGGCGCTGGTCTCAGCGAAGTACCGAAGCATCGAGGCCAAGGACTTCACCCAAGACGCAGGTGGAGCGCATGACTTCTTTGGCATCGATAAGGTAGAGAAGGGCCAGCCCCTCATCATTGTCGAAGGCGAGATGGATTGCCTGACAGCCATCGAGGCGGGTATCGCCAACGTGGTCAGTGTTCCCGGTGGCGCTCCCGTCAAGGTCGCAGATGGCAAGGTGCTACCGACAGAGGACAAGAAGTTTGGGTTTGTCTGGAATGCCCGAGAGATCATTGATGCCGCACCCTACGTTGTTCTCGCTACAGATCAAGACCCTCCCGGTCAAGCGCTGGCAGAAGAGTTGGCAAGGCGCATCGGCAAAGAGAAATGCAGACTCGCCAAGTTCGGGTGGAAGGATTTAAACGAAGCATGGCTCGACGACGACCCGACGGCAGACGACACGCCGGTGGAGCGTTTAAACAAGATCATCAATGACGCCGAGCCGTACCCCATCAACGGCATTTCAGAAGCAACCTCATTCATCGACAAGATCAACGACCTCTACACCAAGGGCACGGGCAGAGGGTTCAGCACAGGGTATCAGTCGGTGGACAACATCTACACAGTCGCACCGGGGCAGATGACTGTGGTGACGGGTTACCCGTCCAGTGGCAAGTCGAATTTCGTTGACCAGTTGATGGTCAATCTCGCAAGGTCATCGGATTGGAAGTTTGCGATATGCTCGTTTGAGAACCAGCCCGAGGTTCACATCACCCGCCTCATGGAACTTTACACGTTTCAATCCTTCTACGAAGGCCGGGACAGGATGAGCGAGAGCGCAAAGATGGATGCGTTTAAATGGGTCAATGACCACTTCCTTTTCATCGACACCAACGGCGAAGAACCCAGCACCCTCGAGTCGATCCTGACAAGGGCGAAGGCGGCAGTGAAGCGAATGGGGGTGCGTGGTCTGGTGATCGACCCGTACAACTACATTGAAATGCCGGGGTCAGACAAGACGGAGACGAATGCCATCAGCGACATCCTGACGAAGGTCAAGAAGTTCTGCATGGCTCATGATGTACACACATGGTTTGTCGCCCATCCAAGCAAGATCAATCGCTCTGGTGTCGAACAGCCCCGTCCAGACGGGATGTCGATCAGTGGTTCGATGGCGTGGTGGGCGAAGACAGACTGTGGACTGACGATCCACAGGAAGGACAACTACACGGAGTTGGCTGTCTGGAAGTGCCGCTACCGATGGGTAGGGACTCAAGGGGAAACAACCCTGATCTTCAACAAGACGGCAGGGACATACTCAGAGAATCTGGATATGTTTTAAAGAGAAGGGGGGTGAAGTCCAAGCTTCACCCCCCTTTCACTTCAGCGCATAAAACACGGCGCTGATCACGTTGTTGTATCTCCCGTAAATCTGGGGAGTGTCTCTGTGCGTGTAAACGCACCAGTACTGTTTGGCTGGGCTGTACTTGATGTACCGCTCACCTCGTCCAAACTTCTGAGAGTTTGCAGAAGTTTGAGAGTTTGGAACCAGTTCAAGCAAGTGGGCATACTTTGTGCTCTGTCTGATGAAGTGAGGGCATGGATCAATCAGCGTCTTGACCTTACGCACAGATGAAGTCGTAGGTCTTTACGTCAACCACCAGTTTTGGGAACACCAGCAGTTTGCCAATCATCACGGGTATGACATCGCTCCCCATCACGAAGGCCACATACCAGATGTCGATTGGCTCATCAATGACAACAGCCAATGCAAACACGGCCTTGTCCTCACCGATGTCGTGGATCGTGACCTTGAGATGCTCGTCACGCAGTTTTTGGATCAGGTCTTTCATCAATGTATCTCCTCAGATCGGGGTCTTAAAAATCGGTCAAGGTCATGGGCGGCAGAGATGATGTTCATCATCTCGGGCTTGGGCATATCCCCAGCAATCTGCACCACAAGCTTGACCATCAGTCCGAAGGCCATCTCGGGTGTCAGTTTGTTTGCGTCAAAGACATCAAACACTTGCTCGTATGCATCATTGATGCGTTCAATCTCTTCTTGATCAACGGTCATCATGCCTCCCAAAAAAGAAAAGCCACCATGAAAATGGCGAACAAAAGAAAGATCACCAGTTCGGCTTGGTCGCTGATGATCTCTCGGTGCGTGGGGATGGGCTTGGCTGGGCCTGTGTATCTCATGCTGTCTCTCCTTGTGGCCCATATGAGCGGGTCTCGTCAGTTGCGGGTTCGTTCAGTTCGATGGACTCCACCTCCCAATCGGCAGATTCTGTGCCATACGAACCGTCTGATGCCAGTTCTTGCCAAGCCAATTCCTCGGCCTCATCAATGTTCTCGGCCTCGATGGTCAGGTTGACGTAGGAGGTGCGCCTCAATTCGATCTGGTAAGTTTTCATGCTGTTTCTCCAATCAGTTCAATGTCGTAAACCTCGCCCTCACCCTGCACACAGGCTCGGGTTGGGTCGAACCAGTCAAGGGCCGTGGCCCCCGCCTCTTCTTTGCTTGCGGCCTCCACCTCAATGGTCTGCCAGTAAGACATCACCACCTGCACTTTGTATTTGCTCATTTTGCTTCTCCTCAAGCGGCAAGCTTGATTTGTTTAAACGAAACAGCACCGATGTCAGCGATGTCATTCACTGCCACGGCGTTGCCGTAGATGCCAGAGACATCGGCCTTGATGCCGACACCAATGGTTGTCACACCCAGCGCGTTGCCGGACTGGATTTGTTGGCGAACCCCACCGGGGTTGCCGTACCCGTCAGTGATCACGAAGACCAACTTGCGGTGTTCATTGCGCCGTGCCAGCAACTCATGTGAGTAGCGCAGGGCGGTGTAGTCGTTTGTCCCACCAGCAGGGCTGACACGCCCGATCAGGGTGTTGCCCTTGCGATGGTTCATGCCGAAGGGCTTGATCTCAAACACGGCAGACCCGAAGGCCACAACCGCAGTCTTGACCCCAGCCGCATCAAGCGTCTCCAGCAGGGCACGGCACGTTGCAACAGCAGGGCCAATGCGAGGCTTCTTGCCGTGGTCGTTGTCGAACATCGAACCCGAGATGTCCAGCAAGATCACAACCGCAGAGTCCACACCCTCCACATCGAGGCGGCGTTTAAACACACGGTCGTTACCAGTGGCCACAGATGGCAGGGCATGGACGTTGACCACACCAGCCTTGCGGTTGCGGCTGAACTCAGTCAGACCCGAGTTGTCGAACAGGCGCTTGACCTCATAGCGAAGCTTTGCAGGGATGGGGGCAGTCTCCAGACCATCCCGCTCGGTGTCCCGAAGGCAACCGCTACCCTTTCGGATTTGCTCGGAGGTGTAGTTGCCCATCACCCCACCGCTGGGCAGTTTGGGCTCGACCTCCCTTGCCTCGACATCAACAGGGGATTGGACGGGCGCATCAGGGGCCGCAGGAGCCTCTTTGCCCTCTTCCGCACCCTTACCCTTGTCCTCACCCTGATCGGGGCTTGTAGGCCCATCCTGACCATTTGTAGGGCCATCCTTGGGCTTGCCGGGGCGACCATCGGGCTTGTCGTTGGGCTTGTCGGGCTTCTGACTCTGTTGCTTGATCTGTTCGTAAACCCACAGAGCAATCTTCAAGGTGTCGGTGCTGGACGTTGCGCTTTCGCACTTCACCGCCGCCATGTTAAAGATGGCAGTCAGGCGGGGGTTGCAGGGAACCTTGACAGTGGCGTGTTTACGGCAAGCCACTGCGAGGATGTAGGGGTACTGGCGGGGATCGTTCCAATCCTTGACGGTCGCCAATGCCTCACGGGTCATGGTGTCGATCAACTCACCCAGCAGGGGGCCGATGTTGCCGAGCAGACCAGAGGCAATCCCGGTGTTCTCGATCCAGCCATCTTCCACGGCGTTGTGCAGGGTGCGGATGTAGTCGTTATCACCTCTTGCATGGAAGTCGGTGTACTTGTGGTGCAACAGTTCATGCACCACATAACCCGCATACTTGACCACCAGCGCACGGCTCACCGTGGAGTCATCAGGGATGCCAGCAAGGTACAGGTTGCCATCCGAGTTGATGCCAGCGGTCTGGACATCATGCCGCCAGTAGACAGACACACGGCGCAGACCCAGAGAGTTGCCCACCTTGTGGGCGAAGGCCTCCAGACCCAGACGGAACTCAAGGCCACGCACGGAGGGGCGAGAGAGAATGGTTTCGATGTTCATGTGAACCTCACAGGTATTTTTGAATCTCTGTCTCGTTGATGCAAGACAGGTAGATGGCAGTGAGACCGGGGAGGGACTCAACTGGTTGACGGGCGGCAATGGTGGATGCCCACGCCTTGTCCACGGGCAAGACCCGCAGGGCACGGACAAACGCAATCACAGACCGAATGGAGGGGGCATCAATGACCTCGCCTGTCTGCACCTTCTCACGGGCCACACGCACAGCACCAAGGATGTGGGCGGCAAGCTTGATGTCGCACCCAGTGTGGCGCACCACAGCGTCCACCTCGGACATGATGGGGAGGTAGTCGAACTGCACCACACGGGCGAAGCGGTCAACCAGAGCGCTGTTCATCTGGCGTGTGCCAGCGTAGCGGCCCGAGTCATCACCGTTGCCCAGCGTGTTGTCGGCGGCAAAGACCAGCACACCGGGGGCACGGGTCTGGACAGACCCACCGAAGGACACGGCGCTGTTGGGCTCAAGGAACCCGTTGAGAGGGGCCAGTTCGCCGGGATCAGCGTTGGTCACCTCATCCAACAGGATCACAGTGGAAGGGTGTGTGAAGGCGGCAAGGAAGTCACCACGCTTGAACACGGTCTGCCCATTCTCAAGACCCACTGCACCGATGTAATCCTCGACAGAGGTGTACTTGTGGAAGTTGATGCGTTTAAACGCACGGCCTGTCATGGCGGCAAACTGTCGAGCGGTCTCAGACTTGCCAGTGCCCTTTGGCCCACCGAACCAGACGTTCTCGCCCAAGTCCTGAGACAGGATCAGGTGCTGGAGGATGTCGGCAGTCCAGATGAAGTTGGGATCAACAGCCGGGGCAGAGGGGTCATTCCAGATGTCCACCTTGAGGGGGTCACCCTTACGATCCAGCACCTCTACACCAAAAAGCTTCAAGCAGGTCACATTGCCCACCACATGAACAGAGGAAAGGTCTGCGACCACAGACTGAGCACCAGCGGCCTCGACTGCTTTGCGGAAAGGTGCGAAGGCATCAGCGACAACCTTGTTGACGGCCTCTTCTACCTTACGGTCATCAATCTTGGTCTCGCCAAGCTTCTTGGCAATGTCCCGAATCTCGGTGCGCAGGGTGTCATCATCCTGAATCCGGGCATTGCGGTCATCTGCCAACTCATCGGACAGTTTCTGGTGAAACCTCTTGACGGCCTCGATGGCCTTGAGGGCGGCGGCCTCTGCACGGTTTGCAACAGACCCCACGGCATCCACGGCGGCGGTGTCTGCGCCTTGAACAGCAGACACAGCCACAGGGGTGGCGGCTTTGATGTCGGCGAGGGTCAGGCTGTTGGCCCGGACACAACTGACAAGGTAGTCGGCGGCCTTGCTTTTCTGCTCGGCTGGTGTGCCGGGGAAAGTGCCACCACCCCGCAGGGCGTAAGCACCCAACACCACACCAATGGGAAGCTTCAAGATTTCGATTTTGATTTGCAGGTCAGTCATTGCAGTTCTCCGTTTAAACAAGGTTCAGGACATCGCTGTCCACAGGGCAAGAGGGAAGGCCAAGAGCGGCCCATTTGGAAGTCAGGCGCACGGTGTAGCCACAAGAGGGGCACACAGCCTTGAGCATGCGAGTGGTCTGCACCTTCTTGGTGTTCATGGTCAGGGCGGCGTGAGGGTAAGGGCCGAGCGAGTCCACGATTGCCCCGAAGGTGGGGACGAATGAGGCGGCAGGGCCAGTGGCCTTCCAGCCCTTGGGGCCAGCAGAGGGCTCAAGATGCATCTTCTGGGCGATGCTCTGGAAGTTGACCCCGTGGTTCATGGCCCCGGCAGTCGAGTGGCAGAGTTCATGCACCAACACATCGAACACCCGCAGGGGGTCATCCAGCACAGGGCTGATCAAGACCTCGAAGGTTGCATCAGCAGAGGCGGTGTCTGCCCAGCACTCACCGATGGCCCCACTGCGTTTGGCGTTGGACGGGAAGCCGCACGAAACACGAACGTTCGTTGGCAAGGGTGAGCACACCGCATCAAAGAAGGGGCGCAGTTCAGAGACGGCGGCAGAGAGCCAGTCTTCACGGTTGTTGATTGTCATTGCAATTCTCCTGTGCTAGTGATTGTAAAGGGTTTAAACCGAAGGGGTCAAGATGGTGTTGAAACGATCAGACCCGACACGCTCAATGAGGGCATCGATCTGTTGCTGGGCGAGGCCACGAATCTCACGCAGGGTCATGCCCTTGCTGGCAACGGGCATCCCTTTGAACTGTCCGACAACGTGAAGCACCTTGCCGCCAGAGCGGGGGTCAGACACAGCCCAGAAGCCGAGGTTGTCCCGGTGCAGGTGGAGGGTGTGGGTCACAGACCCAGCATGGCAGACCAGCAGGTGTGACTTGACGGTCTCGATTTCAGAGCCGTCCTTGCGGCGCAGGGTGATGGTAGGCATAGGTTCCTTTCAGGTGTTTAAACGGATTGCACTCCAATGCCCGGCAGGGCATCAGGCTGAAATCAGGCGGCGGTCAGTACGTCACGGATGGTCAGGCCAGTGGCACGTTTGACGATCAGGTCAGGCCAGTCACCCAATGGCAGGGCAGACAGTTGCTCAAGCATCAGGTCAACGTTGTCTTGAGAGCGCAGGACACGGGCAACGTGCTGGGCTTGCTGGTGGGTGACCATTGCACGGGTCAGCACCTCGAAGTTGGTGCTGGATGGGTTTTTGTTGAACTCACGCTGGGCTGTCTTGAGGGCAGACAGGGCGAAGGACTGAACGTAGGACAGGGTGATTTGCATGATGGTCTCCAAAGGGTGCGGGATTGCACTCCAAAGCCCAGAGGGCTTCAGGCTGAAATCAAGCGTAGGAATCAGCAACCATCAGACGGGCAACCAAAAGGGTGTCATCTTTCGACAACAACATGGATGCGAAGGGGTGCTTGCGGTCATAGGCCAGCACTGCGAGGGCGTTGGCATCAGTGGGGTTGGCACGGTATCGGTCAATGAGTTTTTGCATGGGGTCTCCAATCAGTGCAAGATGGCACTGCAATGCCCACAGCATGGGCATCACGTTGGCATCTCATAGGGGATGTTTTATCTACCGTCACGGTGGACAGGTACAGGGCTTGAACCCTGTCTGACTTGCTCCCGGACTTCCTCCGGGTTTCGCCTCAGACCGACCGTATCGTGGGCCGTTCACATCAGCACTATTGCTAGTGCATGGACGAATGATACCACTATCGTGTAAACAGGTGTCAAACAATACCCGAGTGATTTGTGTGGGTACTCCAGATGATGGGGTGATTGCAGGGGGTCTACAGGGACAGTGCCAGATGCACTGCATCTATATATGTTGGGTGCATTCTGGTGAGTTGGACTAAAAAGTACTAATGTGAAAGTGAGTACTTTCGTTAAGTATAAGCAAGTACTGATATTCGTTAAAACGATCAGGAAGAGGGGTCAAACGACTTCCTAGGGGGGTAGTGGCGGGTAAGGGTCAAAGTGGCTGGAAGGGCCGTTTAAATCGATTTTAGAGCCATGTATGTTTATACAGTACTAGCTTACTTTGGAGCATTACATTAGCACTGAGGTACACAAAAGAGAGGGTGTGGATAAAGCTGGGGATAAGCTGTGGACAGAGTTATCCACAGTATCCACAGGTGGTTGTGGACAAGTTGACGTTATCCACAGGCTGTGGATAATGCGAACGAAGCTGTTTAAACAGACAGGCTGGATGAAACCACAGGAGCGAAACCATGAGCGAGACAGGAAGACCCGGAAGGGCCACGAAAGACCAACTGCTGGAGGCGCTGGAAGCGGCACATCTGCCGGGGGATGAATACATCGATGAAGGCCCGGAACTCAGCGAAGCGGAACGGTTAGCCGCTAAGGCAGAACCTCCAGTAATAAGGGTAGACGGAAAGCCAAGAGGAACAGAGGAATACAAGAGAGTTCCACCTCTCACGCCATCAGCAATGGAGTTCGCCAAAGGCATGATCGCTGGGAAAACCATGCGTCAAGCCTACAGGGATGCATACCCAAACGCCAAGGGATCAGACCAAGTGATCACCAGCGCCGCATACAGACTGAGCAGGGATGAACGCATCCAGAAGATGCTGAATGAAGCATGGGGCGAGACAGTGGAAGTGCTGGCAGAGGATGTGGCGGCAACGAAACGATATGTGTTGAAGGAGCTGTTGGCACTCAGCAAGGGAGGCAAGCAGGAAGGCTCCCGGTTGAAAGCACTGGAACTGATGGGCAGAGCGGCTGGAATGTTCCAACAGACCACTGAAGCAGTGGCAGAGAAGCCCACAGCAGAGCAGTTGCGCAAGGAGCTGTCGGGTCACCTCAAGCTCTTGGACAACGTCAAGCCACTCAAGGCGAAGAAGGCGTAGAGGGCAACGGTCATCAGCAGGGGAGCGTGTAAACGGCTGGGATGGCGACCCCACCCACGCCCCACCCCCCAAAATGCGCAGCGACGGCCCCGCTCCCGCTTACGCTCTAATCCACTCATCCCATCACATTCCCACACATACCCCCATCAATCGGAAATCCCCACCCCCCGGGGGTATATATATTTTCGGGAATACCCTTGCGAACGTTCGTTTGTGCGTTTAAACTCTCGGCATGTTGAATGAAAAGCATCAATTGGTATTGGACTTCATCCGTGCGTATGTGCGTTTACACGGCGTCCCGCCGTCGTATTCCGTGATTGCTCGGGGGTTGGGATTGAAGAGTAAGTCGAACATCCACCGGGTGATTCACATCCTTCAGGATGAGGGACTGTTGGTGATCAAGCCCCACAAGTTCAATTCGATCAAGCTTCTAGATAAGACGGTGAAGGGGGTAGCTTCTCTATGATGACTCGTCAGGAGGTGGAGAAGTACCGTGAGTTGATTCCTCTCGTCGCAGATGATGAGAGAGCCAAGATCATGATGTTGTTGGAATACGACAGGGTGGAGAAGTGCAGGGAGTCGTTCATTTACTTCGCCTCCCACATGTGGCCCGGGTTCATTTCCGGGAAACATCACCAGATCATGGCCAACGCTTTTGAGCGTGTTGCAAAAGGTGAGTTGAAGAGGCTCATCATCAACATGCCTCCTCGGCACACCAAGTCCGAGTTTGCCTCCTACCTTCTCCCGGCGTGGTTCTTGGGGAAGTACCCCGAGAAGAAGATCATCCAGACTGCTCACACCGCAGAACTGGCTGTGGGTTTTGGCCGCAAGGTGAGGAACCTCGTATCGTCCGAGACCTTCTCCCGGGCGTTTGACACCAAACTGTCCTCTGACTCAAAGGCCGCAGGTCGCTGGAACACGGACAAAGGTGGTGACTACTTCGCGATTGGTGTTGGTGGCGCGGTAACAGGTAAGGGCGCTGATCTTTTGATCATTGACGACCCCCATTCGGAGCAGGAAGCCAAGCAGGGCAACCCCGCAGTCTTTGACAATGTGTATGAGTGGTACACATCCGGCCCTCGGCAGCGTTTACAGCCCGGTGGAGCCATCATCATTGTGATGACACGCTGGTCAAAGAGAGATTTGACCGGGCAAATACTGAAAAACTCCGAAAAAGACGGTGTAAATGAGTGGGAAGTCATCGAATTCCCCGCAATTTTGCCCTCGGGCAACCCTCTTTGGCCCGGATTTTGGAAGAAAGAGGAGCTCGAGGCCATTAAGGCCGAGATTCCCGTCTCCAAATGGGAAGCGCAGTACCAACAGAACCCCACATCCGAGGGAAATGCGATCATCAAGCGTGATCACTGGCGGATTTGGGAGTCGGACGTCGCTCCCGCTTGTGAATACATCATCCAAAGTTGGGACACGGCCTTCGAGAAGTCCAACCGGTCCGACTATTCGGCTTGCACAACGTGGGGTGTCTTTCAACACCCCAACCAACATGGCGATCTGAAGCCAAACATCATCTGTCTGGACGCAGTGAAGGCTCGTATGGAGTTCCCTGAGCTCAAACAGAAGGCTCTTGAGATGTACAAAGAGTGGGAGCCGGACACATTGATCGTGGAAAAGAAAGCCGCAGGGGCTCCCTTGATCTATGAGCTCAGGCAGATGGGAATTCCGCTTTCAGAGTACACACCGGGCAAAGGAAGCGATAAGATTGCGCGTGTAAACGCAATCTCGGACCTTTTTGCCTCGGGAGTTGTTTGGTGCCCACAAACAAGATGGGCAGATGAGTTGATGGAAGAGTTGGCGGCATTCCCTAACGGGGACCATGACGACCTTGTTGACTCCTCAAGCCAAGCGCTGCTTCGGTTTAGAAGGGGCGGCTTCATCCCAATCGAGTCGGATGAGCCGGAAGAGCAGCGGTATTTCCGCCGCAAGAGTAACGCCTTCTATTAAGGAATTGACATGGCAGCATCAGATATGGTCCCCGGCATTGGTGGAGCCCCTTTGGGCATGCCCCCTCTAAGCATCGACGACATCCAGCAAGACGACACCCCCGCAATCGAGATCATGATCGACAACCCGGATGATGTCGAAATCGGCCTCGACGGCATGACCATCGACCTCATGCCCGATGAGGAGACCGCCGAAGATTTTGGTGCCAACCTCGCCGAGTTCATGGACGAGGGAGAGCTGGGCAAGCTGGCCGGAGACCTGATCGCTGAGTACGAGAGCGACGTCTCCTCCCGCAAAGAATGGGCAGACATGTATGTGCGAGGACTTGAGGTCCTCGGCATGAAGTATGAAGAACGCACTGAACCTTGGGAGGGTGCCTGCGGGGTCTACTCCACAGTCCTAACAGAGGCTGCCATCCGGTTCCAGTCCGAGACCATCATCGAGACCTTCCCCGCTCAAGGCCCCGTCAAGACGCAGATCATTGGCGCAATCGACAAACTCAAAGAAGACGCAGCCGAGCGTGTCCGGGAGGACATGAACTACAAGCTGACCGAGCAAATGCCCGAGTACCGCCCTGAGCATGAGCGCATGCTCTACAACTTGGGTTTGGCCGGTTCGGCCTTCAAGAAAATCTACTTCGACCCCAGCATGGGCAGGCAGGTCGCCATCTTCATCCCCGCAGAAGACCTGATCATTCCTTACGGCGCATCCAACGCCCGCACCGCAGAGCGTGTAACCCATGTGATGCGCAAGACAAAGAATGAGATCAAGAAGCTTCAAGTCGCAGGCTTCTACCGCGATGTTGATCTGGGTGAGCCCCAGATGTTCAACACAGACATTGAGAAGAAAAAAGCCGAAGAGCAGGGCTACGATTTAAACGAGGACAACCGTTACCAGCTTCTGGAGATGTGCGTTGACTACGATATGCCCGGGTACGAGGATGAGGATGAGATTGCCCTTCCCTACGTTGTGACCATCGACCGTGCCACCACAAAGGTTCTGTCGATCCGCCGCAACTGGAACGAAGAAGACAAGCTCAAGCTGCGCCGTCAGCACTTCGTTCAGTACACCTACATCCCCGGTTTTGGTGTTTATGGTCTGGGCCTAATCCACGTCATCGGTGGCTATGCCCGTGCCGGTACTTCCATCATCCGCCAACTGGTGGACGCAGGTACTCTGGCTAACCTGCCCGGTGGTGTGAAGACCCGTGGTCTCAGGATCAAGGGAGATGACACCCCAATTGCTCCCGGTGAGTGGCGCGACGTGGACGTTCCGTCCGGGACCATGCGTGACAACATCATGCCCCTGCCCTACAAAGAGCCCTCACAGGTTCTGGCTGGGTTGCTTGAGCGCATCACAGAGGAAGCTCGCCGTCTGGGATCAGTCGCAGACATGAAGATCAGCGACATGGGTGCCAATGCACCCGTGGGTACGACTCTGGCTCTTCTGGAGCGCCAGCTCAAGACCATGAGCGCGGTTCAGGCTCGGGTCCACAACTCGATGAAGGAGGAGTTCAAGCTCCTCAAAGAGATCATCCGAGACAACACCCCCGCAGAGTATGACTACATGCCCATGGGTGGTAAGCCTGCCGCCAAGCGGGAGGACTACGACATCGTTGAGGTGATCCCAGTCTCTGATCCAAACAGCGCCACGATGGCCCAGCGGATCATGCAGTACCAAGCCGTCATTCAGTTGTCGGCTCAAGCCCCTCAGATTTACGACCTGCCGCAGTTGCACCGTCAGATGATTGAGGTGCTGGGTATCAAGAACGCAGACAAGCTTGTGCCCATCGAAGATGACATGACACCTCGTGACCCAGTGTCGGAGAACATGGCCTTCTTGACGGGAAAGCCCACAAAGGCTTTTGTCTACCAAGACCACGATGCCCACATTGCCGTCCATACATCTATGTTGCAAGACCCCTTGCTGATGGCGCAGATTGGTCAGAGCCCTCAAGCTCAGAAGATGCAGGCCGAGATCATGGCCCACGTATCCGAGCACTTGGCTTTTGCTTACCGCAAGAAGATCGAGGAGCAGTTGGGTGTTCCTCTTCCGGCTCCCAACACCGAGATGCCGGAAGAGGCAGAGGTCATGCTGGCAAAGATGGTTGCCATGGCCTCTCAGCAGGTGCTGGCTCAGAGCAAGGGTCAGGCTGCTCAACAGCAGGCCCAACAACAAGCTCAGGACCCCGTCATCCAAATGCAGATGCAGGAGCTCAAGATCAAAGAGCAAGAGGCTCAGATCAAGGGCATGAAGGTGCGCGGAGACCTCCAACTCAAATCAGAAGAGCTTGGCCTCAAGGCCCGGGAAGCTGCGCAAAAGGTCGGCGAAGACCCAGAACTTGCCTACCAGCGATTGCAGACTGAAATCTCTCAGATGCAGGAAGTCCACGCCATGGAGATGGCTGCCAAACAACAGCAGATGATGCTTCAGCAGCAAGAAGCTCAGCAAAAAATGGCTCAACAAGCAACGCCCCCAATGGGCGGTAAGGGGCAGTAATGGACCACCAAATACTTGAGCACATCAGCAAAAAGCTGAGAGAGCGTGAGGTGGAGATTGCAAGAGTTGTGGGTGACGGAGGGTGCAAGTCCTTCGATCACTACAAAGAACTGTGTGGTTTTATTCGGGGTCTTCAGACCGCGCAGTTTGAAATTGAAGACCTCGTCCGAAAAATAAAGGTAAACGATGACTGACTTTAACGTGCAGGCCGTGGACCTGTCTGGCATTCTCAACCAGCCGGTTGCAGACAAAGCCAAACAGATTCCCGATCCAGCGACTTATCACCTCCTGTGCATGCTTCCAGAGGCGAAAGAAGAATACGAGGGTGGATTGCTCAAATCCAGTCAGACGATGCAGTTTGAAGAACTGCTGTCGCCCGTACTCTTCGTTGCCAAGATTGGACCGGATGCATTTAAAGACGAGAAACGCTTCCCAAGCGGGCCAAGTTGCAAGGTTGGTGACTTTGTTCTGGTACGACCCAACAGTGGCACCCGGATGAAAATCCACGGCACTGAGTGGCGACTCATCAACGATGACTCAGTTGAGGCCGTGGTGGAAGACCCACGCGGCATTCAACGCCCATAAGGAGCAATCATGGCAGAGTTTGAAAAAACCGAGTTTGAGTTTCCGGACGAGGCGGAAAGCAAGAACCCTCGCGAAGGCGGCAAGGTTGTAGAGACTGAAGACACGGACATCGAGATTGTTGACGACACTCCCGAAGAGGATCGTGGCCGCAAACCTCAAGACCCTCCCAAAGAGGTAACCGACGAGGAGCTGGAGAAGTACACCGACCAGCGCCTTAAAACTCGTTTGGCCCACTTGGGCAGGGGTTATCACGACGAGCGCAGAGCCAAAGAAGCCGCACTCCGAGAGAAGGAAGAAGCCATTAAGGTGGCCCAGCAGATTGTCGAAGAGAACAAAAAACTCAAAGGCAGCCTGCATCAAGGCCAAAGCGCTCTTCTCGAGCAAGCGAAGAAGGTTGTTGCCAATGAAATGGAACAAGCCAAACGCAAGTTCAAAGAGGCATACGAAAGCGGCGACGCAGACGCACTGACGGCAGCTCAAGAAGAGATGACGATGGTGAAGATGAAGGCCGAGCGTGTAAACAATTTTCGGCCTGCCCCTTTACAGGAAGAAAAAACTGAGTTACAACTGCCCAAATCGCAGCCAGCTCCTCAATTGGACGAAAAAACACGTACTTGGACAGAGAAAAATACGTGGTTTGGACCCAATAAAAAAATGACGGCCTATGCTCTAGGTCTTCATGATGAGCTGGTAGCAAAAGGCTACACCTCAGGAAGCGACGATTACTACAAAGAAATCGACGCAGAAATGAGGAACAGATTTTCAGATGTATTCGAGTCTGATAAGCCGGAGGATGCTCCTTCTTCTCCGAAAAGATCGAATGTTGTCGCACCGGCAACGCGTAGTACTGCTCCCCGAAAGGTCGTACTTACCAAATCGCAGGTC